CTTATTCTTAATCGACCATTAGTTAATGGTATAAACAATCTAGACAGTGCCTACACTATCAAAGCCGGTGTGCCTATACGCAGCAGCGGAAGTCTTGGCACATTGACCATACGTATTTCGCTGACTCGTGTTACCGGCCATGACTTATTAGAAATCGGTACAGGATCATATGCTGACACTAACTATCCTAAGGAAATCTACGGATCCAGTGTTAATCCATTAAATCCGGCGAATGAAGTTGAAGAACGTGACGTGGGGCGTGTGTTCTATGTGACCACTGACCAATTTGGTAATTTCTCCGTGGGTCCATACTTTAGGGTAGACCAAGGTACAGGACAGGTCACGTTCTCTAGTTCAATTGCACTGAGTAACCTCGATGGTATTGGATTTAAACGAGGTGTGCCAGTTAGTGAATTCTCCACAGACAGTGGTTTCATCGACAACGCTATTGATACAGTGCCTACTGAAAACGCCACTCGTATCTATATAGAACGACGATTGGGATTGACGCATGACGGCGCAGTGGTTGGCATAGGACAATTGATACCTACTATCACTGGTGGCTACATGGCTTTGGATGGTCAGTTGGGCATGAAGTCCAACATGAATCTCAACAATAATAAGATCATCAATGTCACAGATGCCACTGATCCACAAGATGCGGTGAATCTCAGAAGTTTAACCTTGGATAATTTCCAAAACTGGGCAGGATCAAATCCGCAAGGAGGTCAGTTCATGATCTTCACTGGGGTTGGCAATACACTGATCAATGCCACTATAACTGGTGACTTGACTCTCGATCTGCGCACAGGTGTAGACTCTACTGTAAACAACATAGATGTACAGTTGAATGCAGGTGTGGTCAACAATGCCGAAGTTAATGCAGCAGCGGCAATTGCACAAAGCAAGTTGAATATGGTCATTGCTGCCACACAGGCGGCAGCACCTACTGGTACCGCTGCCGTAATACAAGCAGCCAACGGTCTCAGCAGTTTTAATAGTTCGGATTTCGTTGTTACAAACGGATGGGTCACACTCAAAGCTAACTCTGTACAGCTGGGAGACCTTGAGCAGATGGCTCCAGATACGCTGATCGGTAACAGCAGCATCAGCACTGCTAACGCTGCTGCTGTGGCATTCACCACAGTGGTTGACGAAGGTCTAGCTATCAAGAAATCACAGTACAGCAGTGCAGGTTTCTTGCGTAGAACCGGTGCATCAACAGCGTCGGATGCCAATTACGTTATGGTAGCAGGATCCGCTGGATCAAGTTCCAGCACTGGCAACGGCGAAGTTGTTGTTAGAGACAGCAGTGGCGATTTTGGTGGTAGAACCATAGATGTTCAAAACATCAAGATAGATGCTAACTTGGCCATAGACACTGCCAGCACTACAGCCACAGACGGATATATTAGATATTACGGTTTTGATTCAGCAGGTGGTATATTAATACAGACCAGTTCGAGTGTTGCAGCTAATAGAAAAACAGCGTATTGGAATAACTTCCATGAATTTAAAACACAGAACGGTGTGTCAGATGCACCTATAACCTGTTCTACTGTGACTGCAACTTCTATACAGGTTCAGACTTTGACCACCGGCGGTAATACCACAGCAGGTACTATTACTGGTCGATGGACATTAAGTGGTACCAGTCCGAACGAATCAAGACTACAGGCCACGTACTCCGCTGACCTTGCAGAATACTACGAAGGCGATCAAGAATACGAAGTTGGTACTGTGTTGATATTCGGCGGTGATAAAGAAGTCACGGTAACTAATACACAAGGAGACAATCGTGTAGCTGGTGTGGTTTCTAACACTGCTGCGTTTGCCATGTATGAAGGTTGCCCAGGACTCAAGAACTTAGTAGCCCTGCAAGGTCGTGTGCCATGTAAGGTAGTAGGAAAAATACGCAAAGGAGAAATGCTGGTGACCTCTAGAATTCCAGGCGTTGCGGTTGCAGGTGGTAACGACATCAAGGTCGGAACTGTGGTAGGTAAAGCATTGGTAGATTATGATAATGATCACATTGGCACAATTGAAATTGCGGTAGGGAGAACATAATGCCTTTTAATACAAATATAACCCCAGGTCGTGCTCCTATATTGTGGAGTGAAGTCAACGAGGCATTTACGAAAGTAAATGAAAATTTTGACATTCTAGTTGCAACAATCGGAGGTGGTAGTGGACTTACTCCAATAGATTTCACTTCGCTGGACACCGATGTTACACCTACTACAGATGATTTACGCAGTCTCGGTGACACCACACACCGATGGCAATCTGTGTTTACTTCAGAACACACTACAGCTAAACCGCTAAATGGTGTATGGGCCGGCAATGCTCAAATCAAAGGAGTAGGGTATACCATAAATCTACCAGTTAATTCCACTGTAGGTGGAGATCCGTTGACCGGCATTGGTGCTGATTTAATCATAGATCCCGACAAAACATTCTTTAAAGAAATACAGGTAAACAATGACTTGTCAGTGGTAGCAACGATATTTGGCGACACTGTGAATTTCCTATCAGGATCTGGTGTTGGTCTTGCAGTTAGTTCGGGTGCAGACTCAATTACATTTTCAAACACAGGCATACTAAGTGTGTCAGCTGGCTTAGGTATTACTACTGCTTCTGCAAGCGGAGTAGCCACAGTGACTAATGCTGGTGTGCGAAGTCTACAAAGTACCACTGCATTACCCTCAGGCAGAGCCACAGGTGCAGGTATTAATATCACAGGATCAGTTGGTGACAATCTAAGAATTACCAACGCAGGTGTGATCAGTATATCATCGGGTGTGGGTATCACTGTGAGTGCAGATGCTGCCACAGGTGACGTAACTATTACAAACTCAGCTCCGGCGGTCAATGCGTTTACACAAATTCAAGTTGACGGGGACACAGTAAACAGATTACAAGCTGACGCGGTCAGTGACGTACTTAATATCAACAGCGGACTGGGTATTGCATTATCTAAGACCGTTGGAACTGACACCCTGACTATTGCCGTTAGCCCAGTATTTGATTTGAAAGGCAGTATATTTGGTGATGACTCGACTAAGATTGTTGATGCTGTAGAAAACAAAGTCTACGGCGGAATTTTTGCAACAACATTAAGAACAGAAGAAACTAAAATAGCTCTTGGTGCAAGTGCTGGCAGTATTTCACAAGGAAACAACGCAACCGCAGTTGGCTGGTTGGCAGGGTATAATACTCAAGGAACGGCCGCTGTAGCAGTCGGTAGAGAGGCTGGCGAAATTAGCCAAGGCCAATATGCTGTGTCTGTTGGGCCTGGAGCAGGATACACCGGGCAGGGCGGAAATGCCGTGGCTATCGGATATGATGCTGGATTTACTGCTCAGGGGTCGGCAGGAGTTGCAATCGGATACCTATCAGGTAACAACACACAAGAATCCGGAGCGGTGGCAATCGGTTATACCACTGGTCAGATTACGCAAAGAACAGGGGCGGTAGCCATTGGATGGGGTGCTGGTCAAACTAATCAAGGTGCGAATGCCATAGCCATAGGATACCGAGCAGGCTTTACTAATCAAAATGCCAGTTCAATTGTGCTCAATGCCAGCGGTGTTGCAGTAGAAGCTGCGGCTGCTGGATTCTTTGTTAATCCAATAAGATTTTCATCAAGCTCTGCTAAAGCACTAATGTATGACGCCGCTACCAGCGAATTAATTTATAGCAGCGTATTGGAATTTATTGGCAGCACTATCAGTACCAGCGACTCAAGCGGATTAACTGTAGATGTGCAAACAACATTTCAAACCGATGTTGCATTTCAAAACGATATTACTGTAGCCGAACAGCTCACAGTCAAAGGCAGTAGAGTTATCAACTTAACTGAATTGAAATCAGTTGTGGCGGCCAGTGTGAGTTTTGCTGACTTCCAAACAAGAATAGCAGCATTGGCATAATTGGAGCGAATAAATGGCAAAACAATCAATAAACGTAGGCACCGCAGCTAACGACAAGAAAGGCGATAGCCTACGAGCTGCGTTCCAAAAAGTCAATGCTAACTTCACAGAACTATACACTGAACTGGGATTGGTTGTTGATGCAAACTTAAACCTGGGAGCATTTGAATTCGCTGGCAGTACAATAAGTACCACAGACAGTTCAGCCATTGTGATCGACCAGTCAACCACCATAACCAGCAACCTGTCAGTGGGTGGAGATATTGTTCCTCAGACTGCCAATGGCGGCGATCTAGGGTCAAGCACACTGCCTTGGCGTAGTTTATATGTCAGTGGTTCAACAATTTACATCGGTGGTAATTCATTAAGCATAAACAACCAAGGCGAACTAACTTTTAACAACAATAGAGTAGCACACGAAAACGGCGAGTTCATGACATTGGATAATCTTAGTGATTTAAATGTCAATAATCCTAACGCTGGAGATACTATCGCCTGGGCAGGCTATCAATGGGTCAATGTTCCCCTCACTCAAGATAGACTTGCTGACGATGGTGATGAAGTCGTACTGATAGGTGGTGCTAATCCTTATGTAACATTTCCTGCCATTACGGGCGGCGATCAACTAATAATACAAGGTGCTGAAGTTAGTTCAGTGTCAGGCAGTCTTGCACTTACTTCACAGGACAACCCGGAGGATCAAAGAATTGGACATTCAGTGCGGATGGTAGTTTAACTATACCGGGTGACATCCGCAGTGACAGCAATATCAACATTGAAATCAACTTGAGTGATTCAACACTGCGCCGTTGGCAGTTTGGTGAAGATGGCGAACTGACATTGCCCGAAGATGCTGTTATAAAAACCATGTCTGGAAACTTGACCATTGAAGGTGAAAGCTATGTAATTATTGATTCTGCAACTAATGGACAGATTGATATAGGACGAAGCAGTGGTGTAGGAGCGGTGTCACTAGGTAATAAATCCAATGGCACTAATGTGGTAGTTGATGATTTATTTGTCGCAAATGGAGTCTATGAATTCTTCAGTAGTTTGGCAGATGCTACCGGTGTAGTAACACACAACTGCGCCAACGGACACATATTTTATCATACGAGCCCAGATGCCAACTGGACTGTGAATTTAACTAATTTACTTGATACATGGAATAGAGCTACCTCAGTGACCCTAATCATAGCGCAAGGTGCTATAGGTTACTATCCTTCAGCAGTTCAGATTGCAGGTGTGGCACAGACCTTAAACTGGCAGGGCAATGCTACACCAACACCCAGCACCAACAGAACTGATGTAGTGACATTCAGTATCATAAACAATGCTGGCACTTACCAGCAGGCTATGTTACTTTGGCTGGATTGACCTGGGCACCCATGACCACCGGTGGGACTTATGCAGCAGCACAAACCCACGCCGCAAACTTTACAGGTCTAGGCTTTCCACCAGGCACATGGCGAACGGCCACTGTTGCAGAAATTCAAAGTCTTGCAGCAGTGCTGAGTTATGCTGATGCTCAAAGTATTTACGGGTGGGTATTTTCGAGTCATGCTTACAATATTTGGACTTCAGAGTCTGGGCGTGTGGTTAATTTTTTCACAGGGGCTAATGTTGGAACTTCGAACACTAATAATTTCAATTTTTTAGTTTGCAAAACTCCTGCATGATTGGATACTAATAATGGGTAAATATACTAAAGAGAGCGTGATATGACTATACAAACAATTAATATCGGCAATGTGGTAAATGATGGCCTAGGCGATGATCTACGCACCGCGTTTCAAAAGGTAAATGCCAACTTCACAGATTTATCTGCACAACTAACTATCACTGCCACCAACGTAGGCGCAGTAGGTGTAGGTGTGTTCAAAGAAAAAGTAGGTGCTGATCTACGATTTAAAAAATTAGTGTCCGGCACAAAAATGTTACTGAATGAAAACACAGACACTATCACTGTTAACAACACTTCTCCGGATGCTTTCATTAGAATAGACACCGATGCTGGAGTTATGTTGGCCAGCACACATCAACAGATCACCATGGCAGGTGTGGCTGCTCCGGGGTCAACTACCAGTAGAAAAGACATTGAAGTTACTGCATTCGGATCCACTATAAGTTTTAAAACCATTGTTCCTGTAACCGATATACTAGAGTCCTACGATTTTGGAACCATCAACGGATCATACACCAATGCCATGCAGGTAGCATTGCAATCTGCAAACATAGATTTTGGCACTGTTCTACTTCCCGGACGCATAGATCTGAACTGCGGAACAATTGTTTAAGGATTGATCGCATGATAACATGGATCACACCCGCTGGTAGTTTAGGGTTACTCACAGAACGTATACCTATCGATATCGTTCTGCAGGCTACAACTAACCTTACTGCTGTTATCACCTACAGTGTTATCGCAGGTGCATTGCCCCGGGGACTCAAACTAATCAACGGCACAATCAAAGGTAGTCCCACAGAAGTTAAAGTCTATACAGACAGCAGATTTGTGATTCGTGCTTCAGACGGTGTAGACATTGAAGATCGCACTTTTAATCTTGCAGTAGATGGCAGCGACAGACCAATCTGGCTCACGCAGGAAGGATTTTTAAATGTCGGACCAGCCGAAGCATATTTTGTGTTAGACAATGCACAGGTAAACTTTCAACTACAAGCACGTGACGAAGATCTCATAGCCGGTGATGTCTTAGAATTTTATCTCATGCCCAACGGCGGACTGCTGCCTCCCGGTCTCAGCCTCAGCAAGAGTGGCGTGATATCGGGATTCACTGATCCTATATTTGCTGTAGAATATAGTCTGGAAACTTCAGGAGGATATGACACCGCTCCCTTAGATGTATTTCCCATAGACTTCGTGGAAGCTCGCAGCAATGGCTACGACACGTTTGTGTTTGATAGTTTTACATTTGACTACAACGAACCCAGCAGAACTCCAAGACGACTGAGCAGGATCTATAATTTCATAGTAGCTGTCACTGACGGTGTGTATACAGAAACTAGATTGTTTAAGATATATGTAGTTACTGAAGAATTCTTGCAGGCAGACAACTCAATAGTGCAGGTCGACACTAACATATTTCAAGCAGATACCAGCAGTGATCGTGTACCTATCTGGATCACTGGTAGCGATCTTGGTCGATTCCGAGCCAACAACTATGTGACTATATTTTTAGATGTCTATGATCCACCCACTCTCAGCGGTACTATTACCTATTTCTTACTGCCTACCAATCCAGATGGTTCACAGAGCACACTGCCTCCAGGCATGGCATTAGATACATCCACAGGCGATATTGCCGGATCAGTACCGTATCAGGCTAGAATTTCCAGAGACTATAAATTTACAATCCGTGCAGTAAACTATCCCGCAGCACTGGCTTATATATCATATATCTACAAAGGTTCATGGAATAACTTTACCACTTATAAAATCAATGACGCTGTAGAATTCTTAGGTATCACATATATCTGTGTGCAAGTGCATCTCAATAGACTGCCCACAGATGAAACCTATTGGCGAGCAGGTACATCTAAGACCGAAAAAACATTTACTGTAACTGTGATCGGTGAAATCGACAGTGCTGTTGAGTGGATCACAGACAGTGACCTCGGCACTATAAAACCCAACACTGCCAGTGAAAAATATATTCAAGCAAAAAGTCTGTTGTATGGCGGAAGGATTGCCTATGAATTTGTATCAGGCAAACTGCCTCCAGGATTGACATTTTTACCTACTGGAATATTACAAGGCAAGGTCAAACAGTTTGCAGATGATGCTGGTCCGGGATTGACTAGGTTCTTTGAACGCTCAGACAGCCTTGCTCCTGCAGAAGACAGTTCAACATTGAGCAGAGACTTTTCTGCAGTCTTTGACGGCGGTACCTCTACATTTGATCTTAAATTTACATTCACTGTGAAAGCCAGAGACAGTGTGAATTTTGTCACAGTTGATCGCACATTTAATATTGCTGTGCGAGTTGAGAACAATCAAACTTTTGCCAATCTCTATGTCAGAGCCTTTCAATCTAAATCCAAAAGATTAGCATGGTATAATTTCATTACAGACGCTACTATATTTAGACCCGCGGATCTGTATCGCTATGGCGATTCAAACTTTGGAGTGCAAACGGATCTGCGAGTTCTGATATATGCAGGTATAGAAAGTGTTGCTGCTGTGAAATATGTACAGGCTATGAGTCGCAATCATTACCACAAGCGTTTAAAATTTGGCAACATCAAAGTCAGCCAAGCCAAAGATCCCGTAACCCAAGAAGTAGTATACGAAATTGTGTATGTAGATATCATCGATGATTTAGAAAAAAACGGCAAAAGCATCAGCCAAACTGTGAATTTATCTAACAATATCAACAGTAAGGTATTGATCAGTTATGACAGCATCAAAGTAGACAGCGATATTCCGTTTGTCAGTGATCGAGATCATCAGCGAGTATTTCCTAATTCAATTAAGAACATGCGCAAGCAGATACAAGCAGTAGGAGATCGCGATCGCGAATTTTTACCGTTATGGATGCGCAGCACTCAAACAGAAGCAGCTTTTGAAACCGGATACACAAAGGCCTTGCCCTTGTGCTATTGTGTTCCAGGAGCCGCTAAAAATGTTGCTGCGAGAATTAAAGCCAGCGGGTTTGACTTCAAAACCATTGACTTTTTAGCAGATCGTTATATAATAGATATTATAGACGGAGAAATAGAGGATAAATACCTTGCATTCCCGCAACGTGGAGAAAAATTACCTTGACAAGCCTTATTAATTTCGCAGCAATAAATGAAAACTT